GTTTAATAAGCGCCGTGACACAAATGCCAGACGGGGCCACAGACAGGCACACTTTGAGTACGACTGGCGAGTTGCCGCTAAATACAACGATAACTACGGCAAATTCATTGCTAAGGAAAAGACCCGTATTGGTGAAGATTCTGACGAGTTCCAAATGTCCTACTGCAACAAGTGGATTTTGGAAAAAGGTATGTTTGTTACCGAGGAGCGCCTAGAGCGCCTGTACGACCCATCTATGGCTATTGTGAAGAAGTGGTGGCGTAGCCCCATTGTCATGGGTATAGATGTGGCGCGAACCAATGACTCCACCGTGGCTACCGCCGTATGGGTTGACTGGGACCACCCTGATGGGTTTGGTTTCTTTGAGCACCGCGTCCTTGACTGGCTAGAAATTAACAATGTTGAGTGGGAACAGCAATACTTTGAGATGATTGACTTCATCCGTAACTTTGATGTCTACCGCATTGGTGTGGACTCCCAAGGTGTGGGCGGCGCTGTCACCGAGCGTCTACAACTCTTGCTCCCTGAGATTGAGGTGTTGGCTGTCTCGTCTGATGCCAAGACTCAGAACGAGCGATGGGTCCATCTAACCGAGTTAATGCAACGGGAACAGTTGATTATTCCTGGACACTCCAAGGCTCGGCGCACCCGATCATGGAAGAAGTTCAACCAGCAGATGTGTGACCTTGAAAAGATTTACCGCGGTCCGTACCTATTAGCAGCCGCCCCTGATGAGAAGGGTGCGTTTGACGACTACCCCGATTCACTAGCAATTGCTTGCAGTATGACAGCACTAGAGGTAATGCCAATGGTAGAGTCATTTAACTCTCCCTTTTACAGGTAAACTATGCTACGATAAGTGGAGATAAACCCCTACTAGGAGGAATCCATAGATGGCAGTTGCACCTGTTCCCATGTTCCCAGAAAAAGGCACCCCAGTGTTTGAGCGTTCGTACGCCCCAAGCATCCCGGGTAACCGTGGCCCGCTACGCTTTGAAGAAGGCATAGCCACCGATAGCGATGTCCCTTATGACTTCGGCGTTGGTGCTTACGAGGACACCGCTCCGTCGCCCATGCGACAGAACCATAACAACCCTGAGATGTTCTACAAGTACGCTGAGGAAACAATGCGCGAGCGCGCCCATGTTGGGTCGTCTTCGTGGATTGAAGCCCCAAGCGTACTTGGTGAGTTTGTACAGGGTTCAATGGCTGGAGACTACATCCCGCAATTTGAATACTCGTACAACACGGGTGGTCACATGAACCGCCCGAACCCAACAGTCGTTTACGACTGATCATGGGTGATGCCGAGGGTTTCTCGGTAACTGGCCCAGTACCGAGTGGCACGATTGGGTCATCTCCGGAATTGTCTACTTATTCGGCAGTTGCGGGGATGTTTCGTCGCGTCCAAAAAGGTAATGAACTAGTTACGGCGCGCGCTGAGAACTTTGGTGTTGCCACCAAGGTCTCTAACCCGTTTGTACCTAGCCCCTTGGGTGGTAAGCGGTCATTAAATATGCCCCGCTATGCATCAGGTATTGGTGAATTCATTATTGACCCGATGCAAAACTTCAAGTCTGAGAAGTTAGACCTAGAGGGCCGTAAATACGGTAAGTCTACGATCACTAACCCAGGCCAGAAGTTTGATTCTAATAAATTGCGCCGTAAGGGCGTGACTTCTTATAACCGATATAAGGCTAATAAGCCTTCTTATATTGGTGGTCAATTTGGTCACGATCTGTACACCCCAGGAAAGTTTAAGGTTCTGTAATGGCTGAGAGAGCATCACGACGCGGAGCGGCAGGTATTGATCGTCCCGTAGTTTGGGAAGATTTAACACGCGAACAACAAGATACCTCTGAAAGCGCAATTGGTTCTTTGGGAAACATTAGGTCGGCACTCCCTGGCGCTATTGGTGATATTCGTTCACGACTTGAAACTTCTACTATGAATGATCAGGGTCGTAAAAAATACGAGTTATCCGCCCGAAATATGGAAGATATGTTGGCGGATGACTCCGTAGTAGATAAGCCAATAACCTTGGCTGGTGCTACTCAATCACGGATTGAGTTACTTACTCAAGCCAAGAATAATGCTCGTATGCGTAGTACCATTACGGGTCAGAGAGAACTACCTCGCGGTGCTGGTTGGTACAGTGAGCATAAAGGTAGGCAGTACGCCGCTACTGGTGGGGAAATGGACCCAGTACTTGCCGCCGCTATTGGTGGAAAATTGTCTGCTTCTAAAACACCTGATGATGAAATTGCAGGACTTCATGGTATTCATCGTCTAACAAAAGGTTCGGCAAACCACACCATTACAGTACACGATCCTAGTTTTGCAGCAAAATTAGGAGTGGCTGTAGGAAAGCCCCACCTAGTGTCTGCACTTAGACCTGACCAAATTGCCTCGGCGGCTCAACAAGCCGCTAGTGAACATTTAGGGGCAAACTCCACCACTGCTAAATCAGTGACATCTACTGATCATGAAGCACTGGTGCTTGCTGGTCGCCCTCACCAAGACAATGTTGCAGAAGCAATTGCAATGATGCGCCATCCTGATGTAGTTTCAGGAAATCAATCACCAATGACTATTGGGTTTGATCCAGCATCAACGCCAAAAACTTGGTCATATGGAACCTCAACCGCTGAGGCTGGAGAAACTGGTTCTGTAGCGCATCAAGATTACTTAAATGTTGCACACCATTGGGCACATGGTGACCCAAACCAGGGGATGATGCTCTTTGGTCGTGGGTCAGAGGATGAAGCACCTCACCCATCTTTGAGTCCCGATGCAGACACCGCAGAAGATACATGGCAACAGGCTGTTGATACATCGCAACTTGGCACCTACACAAATCGTCAAGGACGAAAGTCTTCCGTAGGTAAGCGAGTAGTCACTGATGCTGGTGCTGTTGCAAGCACAAGTCGCTTAACAAAAGAAGTATTAGGGGTAAAAGACACACCTGTGCAGGTAACACCCGTTGGTGTTAGGCATGCTTTTGGAAATAAAGCAACTCGTGATGCCGCCGCAGCGATGGGTCCTATTTCTTTTGATCAATTTGGTAAACCAATTCATATGCCTGCTCGTATGGCACAAGAAATAGCATGGACGCAGATGCGAGCAAATGTGGGCGCAGACGCCCCATTTAATGCAGAACAAAGAACTTGGGATAAAGCCGCTAAAGCGGAAACAAAAACCAAAACAGATGCAGAGAAACTTAGTGCTAAGGGTGTCCATCTAGAAGGACAAACAGGTGAGGATGGTAAGCCGCTTCCTCCTAAGAAATATACACAAGGTAGCCTGTTCTAATTGTTATCGCAATAACAGCATTTTCTAGGCTCTGATAACCTTTCCTTCCCAGTAGAAGGAGAAAGTATGCGCCCGTCAGATGCCGCATTAATTACACAATATCTTAAGAGACTTGCGCCTCGTGGTCACACAGAGGAACAAGAGGTGCTACGGTTGATATCAGTTCTTGGAGGAATCCAGAAAATGTCACACAATAAGGAGCAGAAAGTTGAGCGAGTTAAGTAACGAATTGCTCTCGCGTGGTCCCATTAATTGGGGATGTGGTATTGCCACCCTCAGGGACGAACTTCACGGAGATGAACTAACCGCACTAAACACCGCATTAGAAAGAATTATGACTGACCCCGGTAAGGGTAGGTCTAAGGTATATTCTTCTATGTGGTTAGCGAATGTGCTAGTTAAGCACGGACATCAAATTAGCCGAAGCACCATAGAACGACATATAAAGGGGAAGTGCAGTTGTGGCAAGCCTTAGTGATGATCTAGGAACACCCCCAGCAAAAGCAACATTGGGAAAGATTGCGGAGTTATTAAACCGCAATAACATTGATGTTGAAGAAGTGGGATCAATCAAGCGCGTATCCCTCTACCAGTCACTCACTAAGAATGACCTTGGTCAGGCTGAGGTTCATGACCTCATGGGTATCCAATTCAACCCCAAGTGGGCTGAAGGACCTGAGTGGCCCGTGGTACAACCAGGACCCTCAATCAAACTTCCAGTACGCAAAGTAATACAAAGTAATACAGAGGGTTACAAAGTAGCCGTTATCCTCCCCGACATGCAGATCGGTTACTACCGAAATGCTGACGGGAGTCTTGAACCCACCCATGACGAAGAGGCTCTTTCTATCTCCATGGCGATTATCAAGAAATTGAACCCTGACCGAATCATCATGGTCGGTGACAACCTTGACTTTCCTGAGTTCGGTAAGTACCGTCTCAGCCCAGCATATGCAATTACCACTCAGGCGTCTATTGACCGCGCTACGACTCTGTGCGCTGAGTTACGAGCCGTCGCACCAAACGCCGTCATAGATTGGATTTCAGGTAACCATGAAGAACGCCTCGTCAACTTCATCTTGGACAATGCAAAGGTTTCGTTCGGCTTGCGTCGGGGGAATACTCCAGACTCTTGGCCTTGCCTTAGTGTGCCTTATCTATGCCGTTTCAATGATTACGGGGTTAATTATGTGGCTGGCTACCCTGCTGGGCAAGTATGGATTAATCAAAGGCTCAAAGTCATCCACGGAAACAAGGTCAGGTCTAACGGTTCAACCGCCCACGCCTACCTCAACGACAGCAAGGTATCCGTCATCTACGGGCACATTCACCGTAGGGAATGGGCTGAACGGTCACGCGAAGACTGGGATGGGGCAAAGACCATCATGGCGGCGTCCCCAGGGACACTAGCCCGCTGTGACGGTGCCGTACCCAGCACCAAGGGTGGCATGGACCTAGACGGTCGCCCCATGACCATTGTGGAGGACTGGCAACAGGGTCTAGCGGTGGTTTCCTACGAGGATGGCGAAGGCGCCTTTTGGTATGAGCAGATACCTATTCATAATAAGACTGCTTTTTTCCGTGGTAAGGTTTACTGTCCCGAGTGATGGAGGCAGTTCGTATGGCTGATAAGGAAAACCTCAAAGCAGTTGTTGTTATTTGGGATGATGCCTTTGATGGTCCTGGTGGTTGGATTGATCCAGCCAAATACGAACCACGCATTATTGATCCCATTACTATTGGTTGGGTTATAGATGAACATGCGGATAAGTACCTGACCTTGTACTCGTCTTACTATTATGACGATGATGGTATCCTTATTTGTTCAAATCCTATGCACATTCCTCGTGGTATGATTAGGTCTATTACTCCTGTAAAAGTAAAGAAGTCAGGGGACAGTTAATATTTATGTGTAGTAAAAACACGAAACTTAAGGATTAACCCCGATGCCCGTTGACTTTTGGTCACCATCTTATAGAGCCTCATCTAGTGACCTCACGGTTTCTATCTCGCCTTTGGGCTTGGTGGAATTAGCCGATGAGGAATTTGAGGTACATGGACCGCGCCTAAACCGCTATTCATCGTGCTGGGCATGGTACCTCGGTCACCACTGGTCTTACCGTCGTGAGATGGGTGAGCAAAACATCACGATGAACTATGTCCGCACCATGTCGGACTACATCACTAACTTCTGTTTTGGTAAGGGCATCCAGTTCAAAACGCCAGAACAGAACGCAGCCATTATCCCGCATTTGCTACAAACAGTATGGGAACAACATAACTCTAAGCACTATGTCTTATGGGAAATGGGTCAATTGGCTGGAGTAACTGGTGACTGCTTTGTCAAGGTCGCTTACGAAGAGCCATTTATTGACTCTGCTGGTATTACCCATGCTGGTCGTATCCGTATTATCCCGCTAAACCCAGCACATTGTTTCCCCGAGTACCACCCACACGACCGTGATCGTATTTTGCGGTTCAAGTTGAAGTACCGCTTTTGGGGCACCAGCCCTGAGGGCACCCGTCAGGTGTACACCTTTACCGAAATCCTGACTGAGGATTCCGTGGAGCAGTACATTAATGATGAACTGATTGACCAGTACGACAATGCCATTGGTGTTATCCCGATTGTCCACATTCCTAACATGACTATCTCATCATCACCGTGGGGTCAGTCAGACATTTGGGACATCATCTCTCTGAACCGCGAACTAAACGAAAAGATGACCGAAGTATCGGACATTATTAACTACCACGCCG